TCTCCAACCATACCTACTGGTTCTATTAGGTAATTCATACATATTGAACCTATTAAGATCATTCTTGATTCTTCTTTGTTTGCTCCAAGAATCTTGTTTCTTAATTTCAATATCAGCCATAATGAATGCCTCTTCGGACATTTGTTTATAGTACATCAGCTTCTGTTGAATCTGATTAAATGTTTCATCATTGATTTGATTAGACAAAGTTTCAAAAACCTTATACTTAATAAATGCCTCAACATATTCTCTTATACGGTAGTTATCTGGAATCAATTGATTCCCTAGTCCATCATATTCAACAGCGTAGAATATAAGGTTAACTGTACCATTTCTAAAGTTTGTTACAAACTTATTATCTCTAATGTCAAATGAATCATATCCAGCAGAGTTTGGTGTAAACTCATTAGGTGAAGGAACAGCACTAGCAAACTCCCAAGCATTTGTGTAACTTACATCACACTGACCTCTTGTAGATATATTGCCTGGTTTAAGAAGATATTCCTTCCTATACCCTCTTGTAACTTGACCGTTTGTTTTATATACAGCTTGAATTAATTCAGGCATACATTCAGGGCAACCTGTTGTACAATTAAAATTGGTACAGGGTTGACCATTAGATATAACAGGGCTCACCTGAATAGTAGTGACATCAGCAGCTTGAGAATAAAATGAAGTTGCTGTTTGGTAAGGAGTCTGAGGAATTTCTGAACACATCCAAGCTTCTCTAACAGCATAAAAATTATCTGGAAGCCTGGCTACAAAATCATCTATGTGGATTGTATCCTCTGCAATGACATAAGTTGCCCTACCTAACTTCCTAAGACACTTGTCCAGGTAGGTTGGGAACAATAGATCATCTATAGCTCCTGTATCAAAATAGCTCTTTAGCTCTTCTTTTACAGTGGAATAAACAACCTCAGGTGTTGTAAAATTATACTTGTAGTAATATGACATTTAACTATTTTTTATACTCACGATAAATATGTTGATATTTGTCGTTGGTTTTGAGGTAGTGTGACAGAAGCCTAGATGTCACTCTTGTAGGTTTGAAATACCAAAGATCTGATTGTTTGAGTCTGGCAGTTTCTTTAAACCACACCCACCCAAAGAAATAACCTTCTGTATGATAGTTGAAGTTATATATAACCTTTCCTTTCTCTTTTGTCTTTTGCCAATCAATAGGAAGGTTAACAAACTCTTTCCCATCAACGCCCTTCATTTTCCTTCTCTTCTTTTTATTAATTGAAAACTCACCAAAACCAGCAGGAAGTTTAGCCCTTTCTCCAGTTTCTAATATATAGTTCTTAAAAGAATCATTGAACGAATAAACTATGTTTTTCCATTCATCAAATGAAATCTTTATAGAAGGATTCTTTTTACAGAAATTATTGTAGTTTTCTCTACTGGAACTTCTCCAGTCAACTTTTACTCTCATTAATTTGTTGGTTTAGCATTTGGTGCTTGTCCATCTATACCGTCAGATGTCATGTCTGTTTTAATGCTAAAGTATGTTTGTAATAACTTTTGTGATGTAAGCTCTAGCACTTGTTTCTCCAAATATCCAGGACATGCATATTCTTTGTCTAGAGGATTGATACACCATTGTTCATCTGTAACATTATTACCACAATCACATGCAGGATATAATGTCTCATTTGGAACATCTTGTTCAAAGAATGCAGAGATTCTAATAGCTTGTAACAAAGGGTTACTGATGTATAGATAACCATTCATTATCCAATAGTATTCTTCCCTTTTGATAATAGGAAGTTTTAAAAGATTGGTGTATCTATTAATTGTAATTTCTTTAAGTTTCTTTCCTTTGCCACCCATGGCGTTAATTGAATACACACCCTGAATTACATATTGATAATTACCTTCAGATATACGTGGGAGCTTATAGGTACTTCTTGCTATAGTGCATGGATCTACAAAATCACAACATTCTGAAATAGGAACTTGCACCATCTCTAAACAAGGAATGGTGGTGTATAGTGTATCCGTAGCCCAAAGCTTTCTGAGATTGGTCTCACGTTTAACTAGTAAAATTGTATTGTTCCTAATCTCAGACGCAATAGCTCTATCAGTGATAAGACTGTCTGTAGAGAGCAGCTTATGCAGTGAGCGTACATCTGAAACTAATTTCCTTAAAGTTGACATTATAAATATTGTTTGAAAATGTTTGTCATCCCATCTTGAATGTCTATGAGAAATCCTGTCACTTCACCTCTTGCGCACGTGTATCCATTTTTCTCATCCCATCCACTTTTAGCATTTGAGAATGCAGGGATTTGATAAAATTTAATTCCGTTAAAATCAAGACTCACCTCATGATGCTTATCACCTGTAAATATGTAATATGTTTCATGATTTGACCACTCATTCTTATATTCCATAGGGAACATAGCTGCAAGCTTTGCTGGTTTAATTGCGTCACCATGATTAAACATCATAGCACTAATACCATAACTTATATACTTTCTATATTTGGAAGAACAATCAAATGTTAATCTATCTGTATTTCTGAAATAGGTTTGTAACCAATTGATCAAATGCCATCCTACATACTCATCATGATTACCTGCCACATAAACAATGTCTACATTTTTAGCATATTGAAGTAGGAGAGTGATCATTAGCACCTCATGATCGCAGACCGCTTGAAAGGACGCATGATAGCTACCAATGTTCTGTTGAGGAGTTCCTTTAGTTGTCATTCCAGTGAACTCACTATTAAACTCATCTGAGCCAATAATGTATATCACCTTATCAAGGTTGTTAGATAGGGCTGCTTGACTTAGGATAGTTTCCACCCTATAAGCCATTCTAGCAAACCTTTCATATATGTTATTTTCTCCATTTACATCAAGCTTATTATAATGAGCATCTTGTTTGTTAATAACAAGAGCAGCTTGATTCTTCCCAGGATACATCTTTGGAGACATAATATCCTGAGATACAGGAGAATATGAATCTAAAAATTCTATAAATGAGCTTTGAAAAACTTCTTTATCTGATTTCTTGTTTAGCCAAGCCTTAACCTGCCAACGTGGATTATCACCATTTCCCCAATAGTTCTGGACATATTTACTAATCTCCCAAACATCTGTATCTATTTTGCACTTCACTATTAGTTCTTCCAGAGAGCGAATCTCTTCTGGGGAGTTCATGATTATTTCTCCTGTACCTTTTATAAAATCTTCCTCAAACCTAACTATTGTCTCCTCAAGAGCACTTATATATTCAGAAGCCTCTGCTTCATTTCTTATAGATTCACTATTCTTTTTAAGTTCCTTAATCAATTCATCCACCTCAACCTCTGTAACTCCTAGCTTTTCTGCGTAAAACTTTTTACTTTTCTTCCAATTTAGCATCTGCTGAAGCTGATCTAGTAAATGTTGATTGCCCACCATAGTGTTGTTATTTGGTTAAAATTGAGTAAAGATACGAATCTTTTTTGAAATTCTCCAAATTTATTTAATTAATTAGATTATCCATAATAATCAAAATGGTTATAGTTTAAACAAAAAACCCCCAAACCTAAGTCTGAGGGAAACCCTGTAAAACCAACAAAACAGGATTTTAATTATTTATTAAGGAGCTAGACATTCATTTACTATTTCACAAAACACCACCTTAAGAGCTGGATTAGTTTGGAGTATTTGAATTATTGTTTGAACTAGCACCACGGGATCAAGTTCGTCATCTAGTTTACCTAGCACAACGTTTAAATCATCTCCAGTGGTAACACCTGAATTTGCCAAGTTTGGACCATTGTAGCAAATCAGACTAGAGTTCACTGGATAACCAGCAAACCAGCCATTGTTACATTTCTTTGGAGTAACATCCACCTGTACAGGATTACACGATGTTCCTGAAGTACCTCCATTTGGATAAACACCCATTTATATTAGTTTAAGGAATGTAAATAATGTAGTAACAAGCAAGTGTAGGCTGAATATTACCATGTGAGCCACCACCACCAGTATTATTTGCTACAGCAACACCTACCGTAAGGCCAAGTGAACTATTTGTACTTGATATACCAACTGTTGCTAGAACACTACTTGGGCGCATTGTGTATGCATCATTTGTTCCACAACTTCCACCAGACGCTATTGCCGTTAAAGAATTTGCTATAGAACAACTTCCTGTTGTACCATCTCCTGCAGTGAAGTGAGTGTGTCCAGTGTCTACCACTGTAGTAGACGCTAAGTGTGTGTGTGCAGGTATTTGTGAAGTTAATAGAGTTATAGTGTTAGTACCATATATAGCATCTCCTAAGGCATAATTTGGATTACCAGCATTAGCAGGATTTACAGCAGAACTAAGTGTTCCGCCAGGAACAGATTGAATAGCTCCAACAGGAACACGCCCACGCTTGTCAGGAGTTCCATTTAATCCATTACATAGATATATCTTATCCCAATCACCAAGACCAGCTCCTGTGACATCAAAATAGCTCAGAGAGCCATAATATTCAACAGCAGTGTATGGGATCATTTTGCTTGATTGTAAGACTGATACAGGTAAACTATCTAGGTATGCCTGAATTAATACATCTAGTTCTGAAATCTTAACATAGTTTGTATCTAGGTCAAGAGCAAGAGCTGTTATATCAATTTCAAGAGCACATAGTTTATTTATTACAGCTTGTAAAACATCATGTGTACCATCATTTGAAGCTACACCCTCTAGACAATCTATAGTGTAATCAGCATTTAGTGTTGCGAGCTTAACATCTATTGCACTCACTTGATTCTGTATATCACAAGCAATTTCAATAAGGGCTGATATATAAGCATTTAATGTGAGATCTCCGCAGGTAGGGAGCTTAGCTGCCACAGCCTCACATATAATTGTTGGATCAACAATAGGTATAATTCCTGTGCCATTTAATGTGGATGTAAGAAATTCTATCAGAGCCTGTTCAACATACGAAAGAGAATCTCCTGTTTCTATTCCTAGAACAGGGACATTGATTCCTGTATATCTGACACATTTATCTGAAACTATCTCAGCACATCCGTTAAAACAATTTGAACAAGACATGTTTTTATTTTATTTATGAATTAATAGTTTAACTCTACTTGCTATCTGTTCTACAGTGAAGGGTAACCCATAGTCAAGATTACAATATTTGAATCTTAAGATTCTTTTGTAATTAAGAAGATCACCTATCAGAGGTCCGTTTGTGTAATAATTTAAAGAGAATACAATATTATTATATTCATCATTAGCCAACTCTGTAAGCTTACAATCAATGTCTGCCATAAGAACTGGGATTGTTGTACAACTAATACAATCTGTAAGTCTTGGATATAACATCTTTTACTCTTTTAGTTGCTTGTTTTAATTTCTGATTGCAGGCTGCACATAGTCCATTAATTAACTGACAGCCACAACCAACTTTAGTACCACACTTACCACAACTTGCCATATTAGTACATATTATTGTTTAAATAATTATTACCATAACAATTGCACTTGTTATTAATAAAGTTATTAAGCATTCTATTTGCTTGATTGTACAACTTATTTGATGTAGCTACAGCACAATTATTTGCTGCAGCAATTGCCCCTTGTATAAAATAATAAATGCTGTTTAGGTCTACCTTTTGTTGTTTCTTGATAGCTAAATCACATTCCATCATGTCAAGCTTCATAAACGCACTGTCAAACTTCTCTTGAAGTTGATCAACACGTATTATGGTTTTTTGAACAAAGTTTTCGTATGCAGGAGCTACTGAATATTTAATATAATAAACTCCATCAGGAAGAGGAAGCAGAGGAGCACCCACTGCTGTCAATCCCAAGGATGTGGAATTATATACGTTAAAATCATTTATATTGAAAGGAAGACTCACTAGACCAAATCCAGGAACATCTATTTCAATCGTAGGAGACTGTACAGCAGGACTAACTGGATAAGTTGAATTATCAGCAATACCAAGCGTCTCTAGATTATATGTAGGAATAACTAATATATCTAATTTGAGATCTGCCATATTTTTGTAAATAAATAAGCCAGAGGATTTGAGATTGAATCCTCTCACCCTCTGGCTTAGGTTATATGATATTGTTTCTTTCTACAGCCCTATTATGGAATAAGAGTGCTAGTAGAGGTTGTTGTAGAAGGAGCAGCAGTTGATGTAGTGGTTGTAGTGCTTACACAAGCATTATCAAACTCAATCTCACCAAGAGCATTTGTAAGAATAGCGTCAACGCTAGTTGCAGCACCACTTCCTTGTTCAACAGCAATGATTACCATAGAATCTTCTTTGATGTAATCACCCCAGCTGTATGCAGACTTGTCATACTCATTAAACTTAATGTAATATGTATCATATGCACTTACAGAAGCAGAAGACCATTGTTCAAAGTTTTCGTTGTAACCATTCATCCTGTACAGATGCTTAAGGTAACCAGCTTGATAACTGTAGTAGTTTTTCTCAAGTTGATAAATCTCATCATAAGTACCTGAAGGGTAAGAAGCACGTTGAATAACTTGGGCTTCAGCAACGATGTTACAAGCGTCTGCTACAATAAAGTCAGCAGTTGTAGCTGGTCCATCATATACAAATGTACGGAAGTACATTCTGTCATATTCCCAAGGGAATGCAGCGATATCACATGGTTGGCCATACTGAGTAAGAGGCTTACCAGAGATACGAAGGATAGTTCCACCAACATTCTCGAAAGTGTAGAAATCGTTGAAGCTAATGTTGTCTGGGTTGTTACCTGGAGCTTGCTGAGTTAATTTAACAATGAACTGATTGATCAATGCATTAACATCAGTGTTTACACAAGGATCACCACCACAGTCACAACAAGGAGCCTGTACAGTTACCGAACGAGTGAAACCATTGAAATACAATGTATCAAGGTAAGAAGAATGTGCACGAAGTGTAAGAGTTACAACATCACCACATTTAACATTCCATCCATCAACATCTGTAATTTGAACAGCAGGGGTTGGGCAACCAGCCACTTTGTACCATTCAGTTACATTAGATGTACAGTTTGCACTAGCACATCCTTTAATTTTGTCAGAACGCTTAGAACCTTGAAGATAGGTGTTAACCCTACCTTGAGCAACATAAAAATACGGAGAAGCAGCAATGTTACCTGCTGTAGCAACGGTGTAGTCACTTCTAAAGAAGCCAACAACTCCTGCTGCCAAATTCTGTGTAGAACCGCTATTGGCTATTGATGTGCCAACAGGAACCACAAAGAGTGTAGTTAGAGAAAAATCTGCCATTTTGCTTTATTTTAAATTATGAAAAAAACTTATTCATTTGTCTGTATCCTATACATGCTATTTTGGACAGCAGACTGGTTTTCAGTGTACATTGCAAGGTTTTGAACTGTTAAATCTAGAAGTTCATCCTCTAGATATAATTCCAATTCACAATCTTCATTGAAGGATGGTTCTCCATCTAGCATGATGTAGCCTTCTTTGTTGATATATTTAGGATAACGCAGATAAGATATGCAGATTTCCTTTGGGATAAATTCACCATCTGTGAATATTGAAATTTCATCAGATGAGAGAAAGTTAAATGTTTCTTGATATTCAAAAGATGGTTTATAATGATCGTTGTTCAGAATAAACTGAAGATCACCATGTTTAGCCAAATCCCTATTAATCCATATTTTCCTATTCTTACATCTTCCTTTATCAGCAATTACATAACTATCAATATAGAACATGTATTTGGGATCTAGAAGATGGGTGTTTGCAAACCACTGATTTAGTTCTTTGTTCTTAAGGGTAAGTCCAAGAGGACTATTGTTGTATGTTACAACCAAACTCTGAAGGTCTTCGTATCTTTTCTTAAAAGAATCTAGACCAAGACCAGATAATGTGCTAAACCCATCAACCTTCTGTTTAATTAACTTGATTTGAGCTTCGTTAAGAGCTAAAATTTTATCTTCAAGTGCAATTTGCTGATGTTCGTTAGTTGATAGTTTATTTAGTTTCTGATCTATTTTATATAATAAACTATCTACTGGTATCATA